ATGGCCAGGAACAAGGTCATGAAGCTGTGGACCGCCATCATCACCGCCGTCATCGCCCTGTGCACGGCGCTCGGACTGGTCACCACAGCGAATGCGGCCACCGCAGTACCCCAGACCGAAGCCGCCCGCAAGACGAGCCCCGCGGTCACGGCCTCCACGATGTCCCACTGGACCTGGTCCTTCAGCCGCACCCTGCCTCCCACGATGAAGCAACGCATCCACGCCGAGGCCCACGGCTCCTCACCCAGCTGCCGCCACCGCCCGCCAACAGACGTGGACACACCGTCCGAGGACGAGGAGGAAGCGGACTCCACCGCCCCGTGCACGACCTGACGTAGACGCCGAGACCCCCTCGCAAGCCCCACAGCCGGGCGAACTCGCGTACGCCACCGAACGAAAAAGACCCCCAACCATGCCTGCTTGGGGGTCTTCGTGGTGTGGGGCCAACAGCATGTGAACCTGTGGCCTCACCCTGATCTGCCATATGAAACAAACAAACAACGTGCACGCCCGGGTACGTCCTCGTTCAGACGTCGCCCGAACCAGCGTCTTCCTCGGCCGCCGCCTCACCTAGGCCGATGGTCGTGGACCAGCGCACGGTCGAGGGCGCTTCGACAGACACAGCCCCCTTGCCCTCACATCGCACCGCGACAATCAGCGCGTCACCCTGCTTCCCCCTTGCCGAACTCGATACTGCGACTCCCATGCGTCACAGCATGCTCGGCAGCAAGGAGAATCCCGCGAGAAGTTACGGGGCAGTAGCGGGGGTAACAAGATCCACAAACGGAGAAGCCCGGTAGATCCTGTGGACCCACCGGGCTTCTTACCTGGCACAACAGATGTGGGGCTAACAGGATTTGAACCTGTGGCCTCATCCTTATCAGGGACAGTGCAGGTCAGCGCGTTGCCGCAGGTCCCGACGCAAGCCCCCTTGCCAGCCCCTACACCGGTCTACATCTACACGCATCCCGAGACCCCTATCCCCCTTACCGTGATCTTGGACGAGTTTTGGACTCCGCCTGGACTCACGCCACCAGCTTCAGCCTGCGCATTCCCGGCTTCCCATCCTCCAGAGCAGCCAGCACCTGGCCCGCGTAGTCCGCAGCCGCGTGTGTGTAGAGCCACGTGACCTCCCCCGCCCGCTCATGCCCGAGGATCTCCTGAGCAATGACCTCCGGCACCCCGCGCGCGTGCAGTCGTGAGGCGTAGGTGTGCCGCTGGTCGTGGAAGTCCGGCCACCAGTCGATCCGATCCTTCAGCTCCTGGCGCTTCCGCCCGGTCACCTTGTCCTTGACCGTGACCCACACCTTCTTAACCGTCTGCCGTGCGACGCCAGCGGCCTGGATCGCTTTCACCCACAGGTTCCGGAACGTCGACCGGCGGATCGGCGCTCGGTACGGGTGGTGTGTCTTCCGGCTGACCTTGTTCCGTCCGTGGAAGACCAGCTCGTCTTCGCACAGACCGTCCGAGGGCTGCGAGGCGTTCAGGCTCGGGTGGTCTTCCTCCGCGAAGAGCTCCTTCAGGACGCGGATCGCGAACCCGGTCAGAGGGACGGTGCGAAGGCCGGCATCGCTCTTCGGGTATGCCTTACGGCGGATCCGGCCGCGGGTCTCGGTCAGCACCTCGCGGACGTGGATCACGCGCTTCGTGAAGTCGATGTTGCACCAGCGCAGTCCGGCCAACTCGCCCCAGCGAAGGCCCGTCTCCTGGGCGACGATCTGTAACGCGTGGCAGTACTCGGGAAGCTTCTGCCGGATCAGCCAGAGCTGGGCATACGTCGGGGGCCGCCGGTCCTCCGGATGCTTCTTCTTGATCGTCGGCAGCTTGATCCCGTCTGCCGGGTTGAAGGGAAGGCGCCTGTCGAGCTTGGCCGCGTTCAGCATGCGATCGAGGACCTGGAAGCACTTCGTTACGGAGGCCGCGGCAAGCGGGCCGCCGTTCTCATCGTGCAGAGCGTTGACCCAGGTCTGGATCTCAAGCCAGCCGAGTTCGAACAGACGGTAGCTGCCGAACTTCGGGGTGATGTGGTTGCGCCACATCCCGTCATCGCGTACCTGGGACTGGCTCCAGTCGTGAGGCCGGAGTTCGCCTGGCTCCTGCTTGACCTGCGTGGGCCACCACAGTTCATGCCACGCACATAGGGTGATCTCCGAGCGGGCCGGGTCGATCCATGTGCGCTGCCTCAACTCGGTGCGCGTGCGCTCGAGGAACGCCACAGCCTCGTCGTACGTGTCCTTGTTCTTGGAGAGCGGCTTGCCGCCGGGCCCGGTGTAGCGAGCCTGCCAGGTGCCGGTGTGATCCTTGGTCTTCCGCCGCGATGGTTCCGGGAACTTCTCCAGGCACAGCGGACAGCCACAGTTCTTGCTTGGAACCGGGCGCGGGTTGTTCGAGATGGGTCGCCCCACGATGACCTGCCTACGGGATCAGAGAGTCGCGGTGGCGCCGACGGTGACGAGCTCGCGTGGGAGCTCTACGCGCGTACCGCAGAAGCAGAGAACGCCGGCGCCAGGTGTGGTCGGTGCGCCGAGGTCGACCGTCAGGACCGCATGCAGTTCTCTGATCAGGTCGTGGTGGTGGGTTCCCCTGGATACGAGGATGGTGACCTCGTCCGGGTCCCAAGTGGCGATCTTCGGAAGATCGTCAGCCACGGCGATGCGGATGCACACAGGTATCCCCCCAGGGATGCACGACGGCACGATGATCCGCTACGGGAGGACAGCGGGTGACTGATCGTACCTGTGTGTGTTGATGTTGTGGAGGTGGCTTGGCATATTCAGCGAAGGTTTGTTTCCCGCCGGACCAAAAGCCTGGAATTCCCCTCTCCTTAGGCAACCCTGAGTGACCGCTACGAGACGCGGCTGACCCTGAGCATCGCTTCGGCGTCCGTGATGAGGTCGCGCTGCTTGCCTTCCGGAAGCTGACGGTAGATCCGCAGCAGCCGCGCTTCACGCTCTTCGTTCGTCGGGCCGGGCACTGGCCGGCCGACGGCCTCGAAGAACTCCCGCGGTGTCGTCTTCACGCCCCAACTGCGGAAGACCTCCACCATCGACCGCAGGGTTTCTGGGTCGACGCGGGAGGTCCCGCGGGTGCGGTTCATCCACGCGTTGAGTGTCTGGTACGAGATGCCCGCCGCAGTGGCTAGGTCCTTCTGGTTTTTGCCTTGGGACTGGTCGAGGAGGCGTTGGAGAAGTGCCGCCAGGTCCTCGCCCTGGTGGGCGCGGTCCTCGGCGGGGTCAGGCTCGCCGGGGTGGTTCTGGTGGCTGGTCACCTGATGAGGATCGGGCATCTGCATCTACATGCGCAAGTAGATCGGTCGTCAATGGCTTGGTTCTGCGCGCACTCCGGCGCGCCTACATGGCCCCTGTGTGCCCCTGTACAGCTCATGCACACCCCTGTGCACATCCCTTGACGTGATCTGCATCTACACGTAGATTGTAGATATCGCAGGTCACCGGGATCGGCGAAACCCAATTCGGCCATGCGCCGGAGGAATCAGCATGCGACGACTGGACAAAGGTGCCCCGCTGCGGGCCGCCATGAAGGCGGCCGGCCTGGACATCCCGCGCCTCGCCGCCAAGACGAAAGAAGTCGACCCCACGGGCGAAGGCCTTTCCGGGTCATACGTCGGCTTCATCGTGGGCGGCGGCAAGAGCGCCCGCGAGGAGTGCAGCGACCGTGCCGCAGAACTGATCGCGACCGCCCTCGGCAAGGGGGTCTTCGAGCTGTTCGAGCCGGTTGTTTTCACGCTTCGAGAATCTACATCTACACGGAGATCGCAGACAGGCGGACTGGAGAAATCGCCGCTGCCCGAGCGGCTAATGGACCAGAGGGAGCTCGCCGGCTTCCTGCGCAAGTCCATGAGCTGGATCGACAAGCAGATCCAGGAGGCGCGCGAGCGCGACGAGCTCTGGCCCGGCCTGATCTACGTCGGCAGCTCCCGCCGCTTCGACCCGCACGCCGTCCTCGACGGGATGCGGCAGCAGCGCAGCGCCGCCTGACACCCGCAGGGCCGCCCCGGATGCGACCCGGAACGGCCCCCCAGCGCACCTCAACCCACACGAAAGAAGAGGTCACCGTGACCATTGAGATTACCGAACCGACCGCGCAGGTCAGCGTGCCGGACACCGCCCGGTTCGACGAGCAGGCGCCCGCTATCGAGGCGCTGGCCGAGCTGAGCCAGATGTTCGGGCACCTGCCGAGGCCTTACATCACGATCAACCGCTTCTCGCAGGGCATGGGGCTTCAGCTCGACTCGCCGTCGGCGTTCGAGCAGTGGCGTACCGCGCTCCAGATCGCCCCGGATTCGGTGGAGGCGCACGACAACAAGACGAACGCGTGGCTGGCCGCCGACGGCGTATTCCGGGGCGTCGCGGTCCGGCTGACGGGCTTCGGCCTGGCGCTGCCCAGTGAGCAGGACGATGCCGCGGCGGTGTCCGCGTGAACACGAGGCTCGTGAACAGTGCGTCGGGCGTGATCACTGCGGCGCAGGCACAGAACCGTACGGCTGCTGGTATCGCGTTGGCGTTGGAGTCGGCGCAGATGCTGATGACGCCGGAGACGGCCGCCGAGCAGGAGCGGATTCGGACCGAGCGAGACCGGTACCGCACCGCGTGGCGGATGTCGCGCACCCGCGCCCTGTCCGCCGGAGGCGCCGCCGATCGCTACGCAGCCCGCGCTCGTGAAGGGCAGGAAGCCCTCCAGAACATGCTGTTCGCCACCATCGCGTCGCAGATCGCCCGCAAGGCCGCGACCGACGAGGCGGCCGAGCTGCGCGCCCGGGTCGCCAATTTGGAGGCCAAGCTCGCCGAGTACGAGCAGCCCGCCGACACCGCGCCGAGCGGCAACGCCGCTTCCGAGACCACTAGCCCCGCCCTGAAGTGGCCCGCTGACTGGGACGACGTCCTGGACACCGCGATCCACACATGGGGCGGCGAGTGGGACACCCGCCGCGTCCAGCGCCTCTACCTCGCCCGCAACGGCCGCGGCCTGCTCCGGTCGCACGCCCGTGGGTTCCTGTCGCGCCGGGCCCGCCAAGGGCTGATGACGCTGCACGACCGGCCGGGTGCCCGCTTCTACACCCTCAACTCCCCGAAGGGCGGCGCCTGATGACGACGACCGTACAGGCCGGGGCTTCGGCCCCGGCCTCCGGCCCGGCACCCATCACCGGGCCCGGCATCTACGAGATGACCAATGACGAGTACCACTCGCACCGGTACGCCCTGTCCTCCAGCGGCGCGCGGAAGCTGCTGCCGCCGTCGTGCCCGGCGATCTTCCGGTACGAGCAGGACCACCCGCAGCCGTCGAAGAAGGTGTGGGACATCGGCAACGCCGCCCACAAGCTCGTCCTCGGCAACGGGCCCGCCCTCCAGCTCGTCGACTACGAGCGGTGGGACACCAAGGCCGCGAAGGCGGACGTGGCCGAGGCCCGCGCCGCCGGGGCGATCCCGCTGAAGCGAGCCGAGTACGAGCAGGTGCACGACATGGCGGACGCTCTTCGCCGACACCCCGTCGCTTCCCTGCTGTTCGACCCCGAGCGCGGCACCCCCGAGCAGTCTCTGTTCTGGCGCGACGACCGTACAGGCGTCATGCGACGGGCACGCCTTGACTGGCTGCCGAACCCGCGGTCCGGACGGCTGATCATCCCGGACTACAAGACGTGCCGGTCGGCGAACCCCGAGAAGCTCGCGAAGGACATCGACGAGTACGGCTACCACCAGCAAGACGACTGGTACCGCGCCGCCTGCCGGGCTCTCGGCATCGCGGGAGACGACGCCGCGTTCGTGTTCGTCTGCCAAGAGAAAAGCGCTCCCTACGTGATCACCGTCATCGAGGTGACCGCGACGGCCCGCCGCATCGGCGCCGCCCGCAACCGCCGCGCGCTGGAGACCTTCGCCGATTGCACGGCGTCCGGCTACTGGCCCGGCTACAGCGACGACATCGAGCCCATCGCCCTGCCCGGCTATGCCGAGACCCGCGACACCTTGGAGTACCTGTGAACTCCCCCGCCGAGCAGCAGTTCGCCGCCCCCGCGGCCCCGGCTCCGTCGTTCGTCGGTCAGGGCACGGCCGTTGAGCAGTCCCGCGCGGTCGCCGAGGTCCAGGCCGCGGTCATCGTCGCCCGCCAGTTCCCTCGTGACGAGGCAGCGGCCACCCGCAAGATGCGCTCCGCGTTCCGTCAGCAGAGCCTCGCCGCCCGGTCGTTCTTCCGCTTCAACCGCGGCGACGGCAACGTCAACGGCGAGACGATCCAGTTCGCCAAAGAACTGGCCCGCTGCTGGGGCAACATCCACCACGGCCTGAATGAGCTGCGTCGCGACGACGAGGCCGGCGAGTCCGAGATGCAGGCGTGGGCGTGGGACCTGGAGTCCAACGAGCGCGCGAGCACGACGTTCATCGTCCCGCACGTCCGCTTCACCAAGACGTCCGGGCGGAAGTCGCTGGAGGACCCGCGGGACGTCTACGAGAACAACACGAACAACGGCTCCCGCAGGCTGAGGGAAATGATCTTCACGGTGCTGCCGGACTGGTACCGGGAAGAGGCCAAGTCGGTCGCCAACTACACGCTCGAGAACGGCGCGGGCGACAAGCCCCTCGCACAGCGCATCGCGGACGCCATCACCGCCTTCGAGAACATCGGCGTCACCGTCGACCAGCTCGAAGAGAGCCGCAGCGGCCGCGTCAGCGAGAAGTGGACCAACCTCGACGTCGCTCAGCTTCAGATCATCTTCGAGTCGATCCGCCGCGGTGAGGTCACCGTGGATGAGGAGTTCCCGCAGAAGCGCGTCACGGTTGGGGAGATCGAGCAGCAGGCCAGCCAGCCCACGCACGAGGCGTCCGCGACCGAGGGCCGGGAGCAGTGGCCGGCCGCGAGGCAGCCCGGAGCGGGGGCCAAGCCGTGAAGCTCACCACCCGCCATCTCGTCCGTGGCAAGGGCCGTCACCGCGCGGTCGTCGTCCCGGAGCGCATCAAGGTGCCGCTCGACGACCTCCTCGGCCCCCGGCCGCAGTTCGCCGCGCCGCCCGTCGCCGGAGTCATCACCCAGGCCTGGAACCCGTGCCCGCGCTGCGACAAGGACACCGCGGGCGTGGTGCACACGGACGGCTGGACCTGCGGCGAATGCCTCACCACCACAGGGAGCTCGGCGCCGTGATGCCCGCCCTGTGGCCGCCCGCTGAACTCCCAGGCCTCCACATCGACATGGGGCACTGGGATCGGCGGGCGGCCCGCTGGCTCCGCTTCCCCACCGCCGACTACCGGTGCGGCCAGTGCGGCGAAGTCGAGTCGGCCTCCGGCGACGCCGTCCGCGCGTTCGTCGCCACCATCCACCGCGTCCACCAGGCCGAATGCACGGCCCACACCCAAGGAACCTGACCATGACCATCCCCACCCCTGGTGCCCTCCTCAAGGGCCCCGAACGCGAGAAGACCACTCAGAAGGCCAAGGAGCTGTACCTCGCGGGCTGCACCATCCAGTCCACCGCGGACCGGATCGGCCGCTCGTACGGCAACACGCGGACGCTGCTCCTGGAGGCCGGGGTCAAGCTCCGTCCCCGCGGCGGCATGCGCAACTGACCGGCGGTCATGGGGCGGTCTGAATGGCCGCCCCATGACCGGATCTTGCCGTATCGGTTCCGCAACATCATGGAGAAGAGCCTCAGTTGAGCAACGGGGAGCAGGACACCCGCGCGAGCGGCAGCGTCCCGCACGCGTACGGGAACGCCCTCGCGTGGCGATGGGTGCCCGAAATGCCGTCGGCGCTCAAGCGCGCCGGGCTGCACACGTTGCTCTACGCCCTGCGCTCGATGGCCAACGCGAACGGTGAGCTGCGCTTCCACGGCGACCGGAAACCGATCCGGATCCAGGACATCGCCAAGGCCGCCGGCGCGGATGAGAAGGACATCCGGGACCGGTTGGAGGCCGCTCGGCTCGCGGGGGTGGTCGTGGTCAAGGGTGAGCGCCGCCGGGGCCGTCCCGCGCTGTATGCGGTCACCCTCGAACCTCGCCCGGACTGGTCCGCCGCGGTCGCTTACCTCGATGGCGTGAAGCAGCTGCGCGAGGAGGCGAAGCAGGAGCGGGCTGCGCGGAAGGGGACGTCTCGGAAGGCGGCTCCGTGGGCCGAGGGGTTCGGGGGGCGGGCCCCTGAACTTCCCGGCTCAGAGTTCGGGGGACCGACCCCTGAACTTACCGCCGGTACGGAAACCGAAGTTCGGGGGACCGCCCCCCGAATGAGTTCGGGGGACCGCCCCCCGAATGGTTCGGGGGACCGCCCCCCGAACAACCCAGGTAGTACCCATGTCTCTACCCATGAGCGGGCTGAGGTCTTTTCACAACCTCAGGTAGTAGGGCCCCCCGACCCTCAAGATCACGAATCCCACGAAGCAGCGCAGGACGCCGAACCGCCGCCCGGCTGGATCCGCTGCGCCCGCTGCGAGCAACCGCTCATCCCCCGCTACGGCCGCACTACCCACCCCGGATGCCAGCCAATACCCGCCCCGGAGAGGACCGCCTCATGACGCCGTACGAGCGCCTCATGGCCGAGCAGATCCCCACCGGCACCTTCGGCCACGCACTCCCACCCGACCAATCCTCATCACGCCCCACCCGTCCCTGGACGCCAGACGAGCAAGCCCAACACGTCGCCGAACTCCTCGAAGCCCTCGACGGCTGGCACCACGGCGACGCCCCCCGACACCTCCGCCTCATCACAGACCAGCCAGACCAGACAGCCGCCTGACCGCCGTCTCATCCGGTTCCGCCCGCCCACGCGCACAGACAGGACCCCGACCATGACCGACTCGATCGCCCTCGACCTGCCGACGCTCACCGCCGACTCCAGCCCGCAGCCCAACGAGGAGCGGCCGTGATCGAGGTGCTCGCGTTCGTGCTCCTGGTCGTCTCCGCGGCCGGCCTCTTACTCGCCCACTGGATGTATCCGCCCTGGAGACGCCCGTGACCACCGTTCTCGCCGCCGTCCTGGCTCTCTCCGTCGGCTTCGTCGTAGGCCTTCTCGTGCGCCCCCAGCCGCGCCGCGTGTGGGCCTGCGCCCGCTGCGACGACGAAGCACTCATGACCTCCGAGCGAGCCCGCTTCGACGATCTGATCGCCAGCCTCGACCTGACCAACCACGAGCCCGAGGGCCCTGCGTGAGCGAGCGCGTGACCGTCGACACGATCACCAGCGACCAGGGCGACGCCATCTGTACCTGCACGTACGGCGAACGCTGCCCCAACTGCCGCGACTGACCCACGAGCACGACGAAGGGGCGCCCTCACAGTCTCCCCAGACCAGGACGCCCCCAGGTGTTGATCACCGTACCGCCCCACGCACCACAGGAGCACCCACGATGACCACCACCGCCACGCACCTGCGCACCATCGCAACCCGCTGGACCGACCTCCGCGAAGCCCTCGCTTCGACCGGCACCGCCACCTGGCCACCCGCCGGCCGCATGAGCGACTACCTCGCCAGCCTCGACCAGGCCGACGCCGAGGCGCTGGAAGCCGAGCGGCACCGCGCCCTCGCCCTGCGCACCCTGGAACGCGACCCCTCACAGATCGGCGAGACCCGGCCCCCGCTGCGTATCTCCGTCCTCGACACCATGCGCACAGTCGAGGCCGCGCTCGTCGAGACCGCGGACCAGGTCGCCGCCGTCGTCCAGCGCTCCCCCATGACCTTCGCCCCGCGCTCGTGGCCGGCCGCCGACCGTGCCCGCCGCAGCCAGCTGGCGCGCGCCGACGCCGCGGACCCGCGACGCTGGCGCTTCGGGGGACGACACACGGCACCGCACACCGCGCTGTGGCTCCTCGCCCGCGTGCAGGGTGCCCCGGGCCCGTTCCGGCCGCTCCCTGACCGCGAACACCGGCTGATCGCGAACGTGGCCGCAGGCGCGTGCGAGCGTGTCGAGCGCGCCCTCGACATCGCCGCCCGCAAGGCCGCGATCGCGCGCCCCTGCCCAGAGTGCAGCGGCCAGCTGGAGATGCACGGAGGCGCTGGCGCCTCACCCGTCGCCCGATGCACCTCGTGCGGGCGTACATGGGCCGCGCAGACCGCCGCAACGTAGAACTAGGAAGGGATGGCGTCAGGGGATCCGGATCGCCACGGGGTCCGACTGACCATCCCACACGACTTTCAGCTGCGCTGGTAGTGGTTCGTTTATCCCGGGGGACAGCAGGAAGGTATGCGCTTCCCCGGGCTCAAGCGTCACGCCCACAGGGCGTTCGCTCGTGGCGGGATATCCCTCTTCGAGAACAGTGACCGCAGTGGCCGTCAATTCACCAATGTTGCGGAGCTGGAAGACACCCCACTTACGGCCGCCGCCTGGGGGTTCCAGCACGAGCTCGACCTTCGGGGCAGCGGCAGCACGCTGGTCAGCCAGAGCGGCCTCTTCGGCAGCCGCGGACCTCTCGGCGGCAGCCGCAGCGCGATCGCTATGCTTCAGCGCCCTGATACTGATACCCAGCGCCACGGCGGACACCCCCAGCGCGCCCCAACCGGGGACATCTGCCCAACTCATGTCGGGACTCTAGCCCCTGTCGCAGGGCTCCAGACCCCATCCACGACGAGCCCCCGCCCACATAGTGCGGGGGCTCCGTCATCTCACCCGGCCCACCCGATCTCGCGTACCTCGATGGCCCCGGCATGACCGCATGAACTGGATCCAGCAACGAGACCCGCACGCCTCGCGGATCTCCTCGACGCTGCCGGGGTCGCGTACGTCCGGCCACGCCCGCGGATTCGTACGTACGACATCGATGAGCGCGAGCACCTCACGCCGCGCCTCGTCGTTCGGCAGCTGGGCCATGACCTCCACGGCGAGCTCCTCGAACACCGTGCCGTGCCTGTGCATAACGCCCCCTTGTGATCCACAGGGCAGCCACGGTAAGGGAGCGTCCGGAAGCCCGCTTGGACCTGTGGATAACTCCTGTTACCGCAGGTCAGTCGAGATCTAAGTCCAGCAGTGTGTCCGGGCGGCAGATCTGGCAAATCTCCAGGTTCGCGTCGGTGATCGCGAGTCGTGCCTCCATCGCGTGCACAAAGTGAGGGAGCGCGCCCGCCATGTGGCAGTCCGCCAAGTGCACAGACGAGGGCAGCGGCCCGTCAGGGGTATGCGAACGCCCCAGCTTGAACGGCTTGGACGGCCGCCGACGAGACTGGGGAGCCGGCGGATTGGACGTGCGAGCTGCGAGCGGCGGCGTTTCAGCGCGCTGCGGCTCCCCTCCCTCCGCCTTGTCCAGCGCCTGAAGAACGCCATCCCGCTGGAGCTCCAGATAAGTGTGGACGGTCTCGTTCTCCGCGATCTGCTGTTCGAGGTGCGCCAGGATCGCCCTGAGGCGGGGTGGATCAGGCGGCAGATCGGTCATGTGTTCGATTCAAACACCGACCTCCGGACCCGTCGAGCTGAGGGCGCCGTAGGCCCGCGGCCCGCACATGGACAGAGGCGCCAAGCGTCGTCCCGTGACGGGTGTCATGGTCGCCGAGCACCCGTTCGACTCGAAGTACCTCTTCGTGGACTACATGGCGCATCTCAAGCTGCTGTTCCCCGCGAAGGGCTCCAAGGAGTTCACCAACGCGGGCGAGAAGGAGCTCGCCAACAAGGGCGTCGACTTCGAGATCGACATGTTCAGCTCATCATCGGCGGCAAGTTCATCTACGCGGCGCACGAGCTCGCATTGGGGATGTTGTTTCACGTGAAACATGCTCGCGAACCGACGTGAACCCAAGGGCTACAAGTACAGGAGCAGATAGTCGCTGGTCAGGAAGGTCATCCACAGCGAACTGGTTGCAAGACTTCCTACGGATCACCTTCAGGATCCCGTACAGGCCGACCGGCCACCACCTGCTTCTTCCGCAACGCCCACGGCGTTTTGGACGGACTTCCCTGTCTCGCAGGGGGGTTGTTTGACCCCGAGGGGCACCGACTGTCAGTGCGGTGCCGCAGAATGTTCGACGCGGCCACAAGGCCCCCGCCTCAAACGGCGGCGGCCCCCTGGTCCTACGCAGGAGGCCGCCAACACCGTCAGGAACGCCAACCAAGGGAGGCCAACATTCCCAGCAACGGGAAGCATAGGCGCAAGCTCGGACATCGTCCCACCCCGAAGATCGTCTGCACCACCCGCAAGCGTGAACGCAAACGCGCTCACATCGCTGAACGCCCAGCACGGCGCCACTTCCACCGCAAGCGTGACCGCATATGCGCTCACGTCATGGAAAGCACAGCACGGCGCCACTTCCGCCGCCTTCTGAGCTCTGCCACGGATGAACTCTTCCGGGCCGGAGTGAAGGCGAGCCTGAGCGGAGCCGCTGCGCTCGCGCTCTACTGGTGGAATCACCACTGACGAGGTGAAGAAGGCACCCGCGCCGCCTCGCGACGAGGTGACGCGGGGCCTACTCCTACACAGAGTCCGGTGTCCGGTCGGCAGAAGTGGCAGGCCTGCGCGTTCGGCCCTGTGAGCGCTACACGGGCATCATGTTCTTTGATTGGGCGGGTTCATCCCCGGCTAAGACCAAGCCCCCCACCTCTTGGAGGCGGGGGCCCATGTCTGGCTACTCCTCGGCCGCCGGCAGCTTCCCCTTCACGTCCGTACGCCACCCCGGCCGAGTGATCCGCTTCCGGAAGTACGGCGCGGCGAGCCGGTAGTCAACGGCGTTCGAACTGCCGACCTTGACCACAGGCGGGAAGTCCGGATCCTCGCGGGAAATCTTCGACAGTCGCTGATGAGAGATCGTCTCAACGATCCCGTCGGCGACGAGTCTGCGCGCGAGCTCGCGAAATGACACCATGTCCGGCCCCCCTTCGGCCTCGGCCATGGTCACCATCCTGTCTGACCTTGTTGCCACGTGGCAACAAGGTCTGTACTTTGAAGCTGGCAACAACAAGCCCCAGGCCCGGCGTTGGCGCGCCCTTTGGGCCTGGGGCGACCCGCCTTCAACCGTGACGAAGAGGCAGGCCGTGACCAACCGTATCGACCAGCCCCCTGACCAGCCCAGCCCACCGCCCTGCGAAGCATGCAGCGGCGACGGCGGCACGGTCGTGGACACCAGCAGCGACGGCGTGACCCGCGAGAGCTGGAAGAGCTGCGGCTCCTGCCACGGCACCGGAACCCGCTGACCCACCGACCGGCCGGGTCACGCACATCCCCCAGCGCGGCCCGGCCACCATCCTTGGAGCCACCGTGAGCACCCCGCCGCCCGTCGGTAAGACGCTCTCCGTCAAGGTCGACCAAGCGCTGTACGACGACCTCGTCACACTCATGTCGACCGGTATGACGCAGACCGAGGCCGTGCGCACCGTCGCCCGCGTCGTGGCCGGCACCTACCGGACCGTATGGGCGGGCGGTCGGATCCCCGAGGGCGTACAGCCGGTCATCGAGCGGTTCTTTGTCGCACCGTATGACGCAGGTCAGACGCCCGAGGAGCGCGCGCAGACGCAGGGCGTCCCACAGCCGTACCGGGTGCATCCGACGCCCCGTACGACGTCCCACCCGCCCGGTACGACGCCCGTACGACGGGGCGTCTGATGGGCGTCACACCCGACCCGGGGGAGCCCGACGAGGAACCCCACTGGTGGTCCGTCGGCGACCAGCCGTACGACGAGGATCAGCCCGCCACCATCCCCGTCGCACCCGGCATCAACGTCACCATCACACCGGCAACCCCGACACCCGAGCCCGTCGACACCCGCGCGCACGACCGGCGCGCCCGCGCCCGCCGCTGGTTCCTCGTCCACGGCGCCGGCGCATTCGCTGGCTGGTCGTTCGGCCTCTACCACTCCATCGCCGCATTCCTCGACACCCTCGGCCCCGGCGCCCCAGGAGCAGGCCTGTGCCTGGCCGGGTTCGGCTGGTTCGGCGCCGAGTTCGCCACCGAGCGGTACGTGCGCATCCTGCCGTCCCGCACCCGGCCGGCCGCCGCATGGGCGCTGCGCATCCCCTTCTCCACCGCCCTCCTCACCGTCGCGCTGCACGCGCCCAACGCCCTCAACTAGGAGCCCTCGATGTACCTCGCAGCCGCCGAAGGCGCCGCCCTGGGAGCGCTCGGCGCCGGAGGCCTCTCCCTGGTCCTGACCGCCCTGCTGGTCCTCGGCGTCAAGGGCAAAGGCCGCGTCAAGCTCAAAGACAACCCAGCCATCATCTGCGGGTTCATCGCCTCCACCGCGTTCTCCGCGGCCGGGCAGATCTGGGCCAACCCCGAGCGCATCGCCAGCCAGGGCTTGACCGGCCTCGGCGTCGGCACCGGCAGCGGCCCATTCGGGAACGTGGGCATGGGCGCCGTCGCCTCCTTGCTCCTGGTCCTCATCCTGTGCTGGGAGATGAGCCCGTTGCGTGGCGCAATCCTCGGCCTCATCGCCGGGATCGTCTGGCCGGCGGCAGGTGACGGCACCATCTGGGCGGTTCCGTCCGAGCTGGGCGCCGCGATCCTGATGATGATCGGCGGCTGACATGCGCATCTGGATCGCCATCTGGGCTGGTTCCACGGTCATCTGCCGGGCGATCGCGGCGTGGATCGCTGGGGGAGTCGCCCTCAAACTGGTCATCATCGGCGTGGTTGCTGGGTTCGTGAAGGGCCTGCCCTGGACCACGAACATCGTGCTCGTACTCGCCATCGGATGGCTCGGCGCGGCGATCGCCCTCGGCCTCCGTGCGCCCGCTGCCGAGAAGCAGCAGAAGCCCGAGCAGGAGGCCCCCGCCGAGACTGCTCTCCCCACCCGCGAGGAGCTCGCCGCAGCCCTGCACGCGATCGGCTCTCCGCACGCGCACATCACCGCTCTGGCCGAGCACTTGGGCACCTCCAACGAGCGCGTGAGGGAGGGCCTCGACGGGGCCGGCATCCCGGTCTCCGGTGGAGTGCGGATGAAGGGCCGGAAGGTGGCCGTCTCCCCGGGCGTACGGGCAGACGACTTTCCGCCCCTTCCCTCCCCTTCTCCAGAAGCCGCCGTGAAGGGCGTTGTTGCAGGGCCGTTGACCAGCAACAACAACAGCAACAACAGCGGCGAGGAGGGGCCCCGAGAGGAGATGTCGATCATCCAGGACGAGGCGAACCCGCGCCGCTGGCACGTACTGCGCCGCACGCGCTCATAGACCCCGGGGCGGCCGTCATGCCGCCAAGCCGCCGGCCGCCCCGGTCCCCATCCCGACGAAGAGACAGGACCACCATCATGGCGAGACGACTGCGCCGGTTCATCACCCGGCTCGGGCCAAAGACCTACTGCGGACAGTGCGGGTGGTGGGTCGAGGGGTGCCCGCACCAGTGACGGGCCTGCGACTGGAGGCTGCGCCCCGGGTAGCGCCCGGCACTCTGACCCCACCACGAATTCCCCCCTCGTGGTGGGGCCTTCGCGTTCCCCTGGGCAGGTGTCACCTTGTCCGAGATCTCCTCACATGCCTCACACGTCGGCTACATTCCCGGGACAGCACGAGTCCAGGGGGGACCATGAACCAGCAGTACGCGCCGCACCGCGGGCACGGGTGGCCGCCGTTACCGCCGCGTCCGCCGAGATGGGGCCGGTTCGCCGCGTGGGTGGGTGGGGCCGCGGCTGCCGCGTTCGCGCTCGGCGGCGGCGTGGCGGTGCTCATGAACGATGACGGCAGCTCGGTCGCGAGCCCGGCCGCCTGCAAGACCGCGCTGGCGGAGAACTACCGCGAAGCCATGGCCGCCGGTCTGGACGCGCCGACACCTGAGGCGCCCCCGTCATGTACAGGGCTGGACGAGGCGACCCTGAAGCGGATCACGGGCGAGGTGGTCTCCGAGTACCTGGGGAGTGATCAGGCGAAGGAGGATCTGCGGCGGGCGTTCGAGGAGGGTATGGAGAGCGCGGCTGCGTCGCCGTGATGTGAAGGGACCCCGGCGGGGCCGCCGTCATGCGGTGGGCTACGCATCCAGGGCGCGCTGCATGGCGGCAGCTTGTGCGGCGTCTCCGTGATCAGCGAACCAGGCCTGGAGCTACTGCATACGAGCGCCGTCGAGCTCGAACCCCGCCGGCTCTACACCGCTCAGCAGTTGGAAGATGCCGGGATCGGCATCGAGGCCGGGACGATCCGTGCGGACCTCACTCGGGGCCGGTGGCCCGAGCCGGACGACACCGAGGGCGGTGTGAACCGCTGGTACTACGCGACCGTCACGACGGCCCTGACGACCCGTCGCAGCTACCGGCAGACTCAGGATTGATCCACTTCGGTTGTCACAACACAGACACATCACCTTCACGCCACCCTCACCCGAGCGCATGATGCCCTCCTGCATACCAAAGCCCTGGGGGGACCATGACCGACATCACGCCACCACCCATGCCCGGCTTCCCGCCACCGCAGCCGCCGAAGAAGAGCCGCAGTAACGCGGTCATCATCGGCTCCGCAGCCGCCGTCATCGCCGCGATCGTCGCCACCGGCGTCTTCGTGGCGCAGTCCGGGGACGACAAGGACGACACCGGCAGCAGCGCCAGCGAGACCGCGGACTCGGCGCCGCTGAACGAGGACACGGTGACGGCGGAGGAGGAGCCGGAGCCGACTCCTGAGGACACTGGTCCCGACGTCTTCGGCCTCTCAGACACAGTGTCGTACGAGCACGACGTCGACGTGAGCCTGTCGAAGTTCACGCGCGGAACGTCGTCCGAGTACGCGTCACCGGAGAACACGCCGTACGTGAAGTTCACCGTGAAGGTCGTCAACAGTTCTTCGAGCACGGTGGACACCACGGGCCTGACGGTGAGTTGCTCGTACGGCGAGGAGGGGCAGACGAGCGAGTCGATCTTTGATGAGGGGCTGGATGGGTCGCCGACGACGAAGCTTCTCGCTGGCCGTTCGATCTCGACGCCGTGGGCCTGCGAGTTGCCGAAGGGGGAGACGGTGTTGCAGGTCGAGGTATCGCCGGATTACGAGTCGGAGGCGGCGATCTTCACGGGGAGCGTAAAGTAGCGCTCGCGAGAGGACCCCGCCGGGTTTCTGGCGGGGCCCTCCTCATGCAGGCGGTTTATGCCGACTGTCCCGGCTACCTCGAGGAGTGGCTGCCGACCAGGCAGTGACACACTTGCCGACTGCCGTCACGACGCCCCGTCGGCCGGGACCTCCTCCAGCTTGCCCTGCGAATCCAGCGACCAACAGACGCCGCTGTCATCGGTGAAGGTGAGCGTCGGCCGGTTGTTGTGCACGGTGGCCTCGGACCAGCGCTGAGACAGGAAGCGCGCTCGCCGCTTGGGGCCCAGCAGGTGCAGGGGATACGTGCAGCGCTCATCCTCGCCACGGGGCGCGCGCGGCAACTCCCACACCTCCGCCGCGATATACGCCGTACCGAACCGCATCTCAAGCTGGTGGATCGGAGCGTCGCTCGAGTTCTCCACGAGGACGATCCAGTGGTCATAGCAAACGAAGTTCCCCTCGTTGTCCCTCTCCGTCCCCTCCTGACGGTGGTACATGAACACCTGCCGGGCCTGCGCCCACTTCCGGTCCTCCGCGGCGGCGCGCAACTCGGAACGCTCCAATGCGAGGTTGGCTGACTGCTCGGCGATGAACCGGCGCTGCTCGGCAATCTGTTCCCGCTGGCTCTTGATCGTCAGGTAGGCGAAGAGGGCGGCGCCCCCAGCAAAGATCGCGGCCATCCACGTGGGCACATCGCCCCAATTCGCAGCACTCACGCAGGAACCGTAGAGGCTGCGCCCGGCCCTCACCTTGCCTTCTACAACATCGCCACCAGGCCGCCAATTATGGGCGTGGTTGAAATCTCGTGGATCATGCCGCATCCTGGCTCCACGTCCGGCGTGCCCGGACCCAGGAGCACCGAAGGCCCACCAACGGGGGGGCCTTCACCATTTCCCCACCGAACACTCACACCCCATGCGATTCTGACCCCCACAACTCCAGGGGGGAGAGGCATGCATCCGCAGCCACAACGCCACGTCCAGAAACGGGGCGCGAACCATGGGCTCCACGTCTTCCTGACGATCATCACCTGCGGACTGTGGGCGATCACGGGATGGCCGATCGCCGCAGCCATGGGACGTAAGACCGTCACGACGACGTACGCGCCACCGCCGCCGCAGATCCCGCCGCAGCAGCCGTACGGATACCCGCCTCAACAGGCCTACCCCCCACAGCAGTACGGGCAGCAGCCCCCACCGCAGTACGGTCCGCCGCCCGGCGCGACGCAGCCGTACGGCTACCAGCAGCCCCCAGGGCAGTACCCGCCCCACCAGTAGCCCCGCTACCACCCAGGCCCGACCGCACCCCTACCAGCGGTCGGGCTTTCCGCATGCTCGGAGGTGACCATGCCGAATCAGCACCGGCCCGTCACCCAAGAGGACTACCGCCGCGTCGCCGAGCTGCACGCGCTGGACATGGGCCGCAACGCCATCGCCCGCGAGATCGGCCGCGCACAGCGCACCGTCAGCGTCATCGCCGCTGAACTGAGCCTCGTCTTCGACGTCACCATGACGGAGGACGCCACCCGCGCCCGCGTCGCCCAGCTCGCCGAAAAGCGCGCCATCCTCGCCGATGCCCTCACCGACGACGCCCTCAAGCTCACCGAGCAGGTGTGGCAGCCCGCCACGATCTACAACTTCGGCGGCAAGGACAACAGCTTCAACTTCGAGTACGTCGACGAGCCGCCTGCCATCGACAAGAAGGCGCTCATGTCGGCGGCCGGGATCGCCGTTGAGAAGTCGCTGAAGCTCGTCCCGCCGCAGGACCAGGACGACGCCGAGGAGGTCGGCTCGCTGCTGACGTCGCTGTTCGACAAGCTGCGAGACCGCCATGGGGACGGCTGAGGTACAGCTCTCCGATAAGCAAGAGGTCTCCATCGGGCAGTCAACGGCGTGGCTCAACGTCTGGGAAGGCAGCGTCCGCAGCGGAAAGACGATCGCGTCGTTGCTGCGCTGGCTGATGTACGTGGAGAACGCGCCAAGCGGTGGCGAACTCGTCGTGGTCGGCAAGACCTTCGACACCGTGGCCCGGAACGTCTTCGGCCCGCTCACGGACCCGTCGTTGTTCGGCCAGGCTGCGAAGCTGATCAAGTACACGCGTGGGGCCTCGGTCGCCTGGATCCTCGGCAAGCAGATCGAGGTCATCACCGCCAACGACGCCAAGGCAGAGGCCCGACTCCGCGGGCTCACCGGGGCCGGCGCGTACGTGGACGAGATGACGCTCCTGCCCAAGGAGTTCTTCAAGCGGCTCATCGACCGCATGAGCGTCCCCGGCGCGCTGATCTTCGGCACCACGAACCCGGACAACCCTGGGCACTGGCTGCGCAAGGAGTGGCTGAACAGGGCCGCTGAACTGGGCATCCGTTCCTGGCACTTCACCCTCGATGACAACCCGGCGCTCTCGCCCGAGTACGTCGCGCGCATGAAGGCCGCGTTCACCGGCCTCTGGTACCGGCGCTACATCCTCGGCCACTGGGTCATGTCCGAGGGCGCCATCTACGAGGCGTTCGACGCGACCAGGCACGTCGTCGACGAGATCCCGACGATCAAGCGCTGGCTGTGCGACGCGATCGACTACGGCACCGTCAACCCCTTCGCGGACCTGCTGATCGGCCTCGGCTCGGACCAGCGGATCTACGTCACGTCCGAGTACCGGCACGACTCCCGCACAGCGCGCCGGCAGATGACCGACGCCGAGTACTCCGCAGCGCGCCGCCAGTGGCTGGCCGCGCGGGGTGTACGGCCGGAGTTCACCGTCGTCGACCCGTCCGCAGCGTCGTTTATCGAGCAGCTGCACCGCGACAACACGCCCGGCGTCGTGCCCGCGGAGAACACGGTGTTGGACGGGATCCGCACCGTGGCGTCGCTGCTCGCCGGGGACCGGCTGCGTATCCATCGCTCCTGCACCGGCCTCATCGATGAGCTCCCCGGCTACAGCTGGGATGACGAGGCGGCGGAGAAGGGCGAGGACAAGCCCATCAAGCAGGATGACCACTCCTGTGACGCGCTCCGGTACGGCGTACGTACGACAGAGGCCCTGTGGCGGCCACACATCCCGCTGCTCCTGGAGGTGGCCGCGTAATGCCCCTGCCCGCTGGTGGCGACATCGTCTGGCCGCCCACCGACCCGTGCGTACAGACCGCCCTCGCCGACTGGGACGCCTGGTACGCCTCCGACCCGGACCGGCTCACCGACCGGTACGAGAACCGCGGCGTCCGCGAACTCCCGGAGAACCGGCCGGCCCAGTACCGGGGCGGCGTCTGGGGCAGGCTCGCCCGCTGGTTCTGGGGCAACCCGACGGCGCCCGGTGAGAAGCGCGACAAGCTGCACATCCCCCTGGCCGGAGACATCGCCCGCACCTCCAGCGATCTCCTGTTCAGCGAGCCCCCGACGCTCGCCGTGGACCACCTCGGCACCCAAGAGCGCCTGGAGGAGCTGCTCGCCACCGGGCTGCACCCGACGCTGCTGGAGGGCGGGGAGGTGTGCGCGGCGCTCGGCGGGGTGTTCTTGCGGGTGGTGTGGGACCAGGACGTCTCTGACCGGCCATGGATCGACATTGTGGCGGCGGACATGGCGGTTCCCACGTTCTCGTACGGGCGCCTGCGTGAGGTCACCTTCTGGACCGTGCTGGAGAGCGACGGCCAGACCGTGTGGCGCCACCTGGAGCACCACGAGCGGGGCCGGATCCTGCACGGCCTTTACGAGGGCACCGCGGGCACCCTGGGGCGGCTGGTGCCGCTCACCGAGCGCCCCGAAACCGCTCCGCTCGCACGCCTGGTCAACGAGGACGGCATCGACACCGGAGCCCTCGACCATCTCACCGCCGCGTACGTGCCCAATGTCCGACCCTCTCGGGCCTGGAGGAACATCCCGGCCGCACGCGGCTGGGGCCAGTCCGACTACCAGGGCATCGAAGGCATCATGGACGCCCTCGACGAGACGTACAGCTCGTGGATGAGGGACGTGCAGAACGGCAAGGGCCGCATCGTCGTCCCGAACTCCATGCTTGAGAACCTCGGACCCGGGCAGGGCACGGCGTGGAACGAGGAACGCCGCGTCTACTCCGGCCTCAACATGCTCCAACGGCCTGGCGACCCATCGCCCTTGGAAGTCGTGCAGTTCGAGATCCGCGTCCAGGAGCACCGCGACACCTGCGCCGAGCTGATCGAGCAGGCCGTACGCCAGGCCGGCTACTCGCCGAGCACGTTCGGCGAGACGGGCGACGGGGCCGCAGTCACCGCGACGGAGATCAAGGCCCGCGAGCGGCGGTCGATGACCACCCGGGGCCGCAAAGCCCTGTACTGGGGGCCCGGGATCGCGGACATCGTCGAGGCGCTCCTCGCCGTCGAGGCTGGCGCACGCTTCCGCGTGCCCGGCCTGGAGGTGGACAGGCCGCAGGTGGAGTTCCAGGACAGCGTCAGCGACTCCCCGAAGGAACTCGCCGAAACCGCCGAGCTCCTGAAGCGGGCCGAGGCTGCGTCACGGGAGACGCTGGTCCGCATGGTCCATCCGGACTGGCAGGACGATCAAGTCGCCACCGAAGTGGCCCGTATCGAGGAAGAGTCCGCGCTCGCCGACCCAGTCCTGACGGGTGGCGAGGGCTTCCCCACACCAGGGGGTGAGCCGGAGGAGTAGCCGATGCCGGTCTCTCCCGCGATGGCCGAGGACCTCGCCGCCGCCATCACCGTCCTGTACGAGGACGCTGAGCTCGCCATCATCGAACGCCTCCGCAAGGCCCTGGCAGAGGGCATCGAGTCGCCGTTGTGGGCCGAGATCAAGCTCCGCTCCATCGGCGATCTCCGGGAAGCTGTCGAGGAGATCACCAACGCGCTCCAGACCGACGCCAACGGAGCCGTCGCGCGGGCGCTCGCGGAGGCGTACGGGCGCGGCAGGCAAGCCGCCGTCGCCGAGCTGGGCGCCCTGGACATCGGCCGCGAGCTCCAGGCCCGCCGCGTCCTGCCGAACGCTCCGGCCGTGGACCGGCTGGCCGCGTCGTACGCCAATGACACACGCCCGCTGTATCAGCGCATCACCCGCGCGGTCGTCGACACCTACCGGAACGTCGTGGCCCGGGCATCAGCGTCCACGCTTCTCGGCAGCATGACCCGCCGTCAGGCCTCGCAGCGGGCCTTGGATCAGTTCGCCGCGCGTGGGGTGAGCGGCTTCAGGGACCGGTCGGGCCGGAACTGGGAGCTTGCCGCGTACGCCGAGATGGCGGTCCGCTCGGTCACGGCGCGGGCGGCGGTCGAGGGCCACATTGACGCTCTCGCCGAGATCGGCGTAGGCCTCGTTATCGTCTCGGATGCCCCACTGGAGTGCCCGCTGTGCCGACCGTGGGAGGGCGAGATCCTCACCCTCGGCACGCAGTCGGGGCCGCACACGATCGTCGCGGAGCACGCGATCCAGTCCACCAGGCTCTTCGCTCCGACCCGCACGGTCGCGGTGCACGTTGCCGGATCCCTCGTGGAAGCCCGGGGGAAAGGCCTGTTCCATCCCAACTGCCGCCACTCGCTGGCCGCTTATCTACCCGGCGTGACCAAGCGCCCACCGCGCCACGCGACCCCGGGCACGACGTACGAGGACACACAGCGGCAGCGAGAGATCGAGCGAACCATCCGGGCGTGGAAGCGCCGCCAGGCCGCCGCGATGGACGAGCCGACCCGCCGTCGCGCGGGCGCGTACGTCCGCAAGTGGCAGAAGGCCGCACGCGAGCACGTCGCCGCGCACCCAGACCTGCGCCGCAAGCCGCAGCGCGAGCAGATCGGCGCAGCTCGCTAACGTGGGCGTGGCTCCACCTGCTGCTCGTACTTACGGCACTCCATGTTCTTGCAGACGTAGGCGCCTCGGACCCGCGATCGACCCGCATCGCCCCACACCGTCGTATCCACATCGCCGGTGTAGTAGACCGGCTCGTCGCACTCCGGACACAGCAGGTTCGGCTGCGGACCCTTTCGGTCATCCCAACCGCTCATGCATCAACCGTACGACGGCGCTGCTTGCTCTGCTCGCGGAGCACCTCAGACCGCTGACCACCGCCGAGGAGGTCTCCATGGGGAAAGCGTTCGTCTCCAAGCTGGCAAGGCAGGGAGCTCGCGACCCGGAGGCACTCGCGGCATGGATCGGGCGGCAGAAATTCGGCAAATCCGCGTTCCAGAAGCTGGCGAGAGCAGGACGAGAACGCGCACAAGAGCAGCGGCAACTCATGAGCCGTATCCGGCCCGCCGGCCGCATCTCCCGTGACCTCACCGGCTTCTCGGACGACGAACTCGGCCGCTCGTTACCCGAACTGGCCTCGGGAGAAGCGTCACGAGTCGCTGCGGAGTTGGATCGGCGCGACGTCGCAGCCAGCCTCCCCGGAGCGCGCCCTGACCTGATCGGCCTCTCCGACGACGAGTTGAGCGTACGAGCGCGCGATGCATCGGGGGATGAGCTGGCCGCCATCGCTGAGGAGGCTGACCGCAGGCAGCTGATCGCTTCGGTGTTCCCGGACAGCAGCCTGGCCGATGACCTCTCCGGGCTGGACGAGTACACCCTCGGGTGGGCGATCCGCTACGCCCGGCCGGAAGAGGCTGAGCGGATCGCCGCGGAGATGGACCGTCGGCACCCGCCAACGCCGTTCCCGCAGGCGTCCGGATCGGGCACGGTGGATGGGCAGCTCGCCGACCGGGCAGCGATGGACGAACTGTTGGGCTCCAACCCGGACGAGTGGGCGCACCTGACCGCGGATCTTCCAGACGATCCGCGGGACAGCATGACGGCCGCCGAGCGGTGGCTGGCTGACCGGGAGGAAGCGCAGGCGTCCGCGCGTGCGGCGTACTCCCGCGAGCAGGTCCGCGAGATGTACCGCGAGCACGTCTACGCGCAGTACGCCGCGGCGGAGGACGAGTTGCGCGGCGTGCTGTTGTCGCGGGAGGCAGACGCGGCCGGTATCGACCCGATCTCGTTGTTCACGGGTCCGTCGCACGTCGCGTACGCGCGTGCGTCGGAGGAGCTGAAGCGCTGGTGGCAGAACAACCCGCGCACTACCGTGGCCGAATACGAGGAGCAGCTGACTGGGCAGCGCAGCAGGGCCGGAGAGAAGGCCCGCAAGTCGCGCAACGATCAGCAAAACCGACTCTGACCCTGGGGGCATGATGGGGCCGCGCGAGCAGGTCGTGAAAGCGCTGAACGAGGGAGCCGAGGCCGGACGCCGCGGTGACCGCCCGAGCGCCTGTCCATACAAGCCGGCAGACCTCCGGCGCTCCGCCTGGCTCCGCGGCTACGCCAAGACCCGGCCGCTGCCGAGCGAGTAGCCACCCGACCGCTTCACCCCTACAGGGCCCGCCGAGTGCGGGCCCTTTTGCATGTCGAAATCCGGTCCGCCTGGCGCGGGCCTCGCCTACGCCCCTGGAGGGCAACTCTCATGCACAAGCGCACCCTTGCCCGCCACCGCCTCGACAGCTCCGGTTGGGCGCACCCCTACGGACACGGCCCTTTCGCACCGTTCCTGTACGCCGACGGAGGGGACGGCGACGGCTCCGAATCCGGCAGCGCAGGCGGTGACAGTGCGACCGCTGGGCAGCAGCCCGCACCGCCCGTATCCGACTCGGGCTCTGGTACCGGTGACGGCCAGGATGTGAAGTCCCTGCCTGAATGGGCGCAGAAGCTCATCACGGACGCGCGCGCGGAAGCGGGTAAGGCCCGCACCGTCGCCAAGCAGAATGCGGCCAACGAGGCGCGGCAGCAGCTCACGCAGGACATCGGGAAGGCCCTCGGTCTGATCGAGGGCGACAAGGCCCCGACGCCGGAGGAGCTGACCGAGCAACTCCGCCAGTCGCACGGCGCGCTCACCAAGGCCCAGGAGGAGGCCGCCTCTTCGGCCATCGAGTTGCACGTCTACAAGACCGCTCAGCGGCTCGGCGCCGACGCGGACGCGCTCCTCGACAGCCGTGCTTTCTGCGACCAGATCGACGCCATCGACCCGGGCTCCGACACCGCGGCGTTCTCGGCCGCCGTCGAGCAGGCCATCCAAGCCGCTCTGGGCCGCAACCCAGGCCTTCGAGCCCGCGGCGTCGGCCGCTCGGGGGCAGACCTGTCTGGCGGCTCCGGCGACCAGGCCACATCCCTGGACAAGGAGCTCGCGCAGGCGAAAGCCGATGGCAACTGGCGGCGGGTGATGCAGCTGGAGAACTCCAAGCTTGCCGCCGCGGAGGCAGCACAGCAGTAACCCGGGCCGGCACATGACCGCGCCCCATCACAGTGAAGGAGAGTGGCCATGGCCGGGATTACCGCGCTGGGCACCACGTACAACCTGCCGAACTACACCGGCATCCTGCACCAGCTCACCCCGTCGGATACCCCGTTCTTCAGCGCCATCGGAGGCCTGACGGGCGGCGGGCAGACTGACTCGATCGAGTTCGAGTGGCAGACCTACGATCTGCGCGCAGCCGGTCAGAACACCAAGCTCGAAGGCGCGGACGCCCCGGCCGAGAGCGAGCGCGTCCGGGCGAGCGTCAACAACATCGTCCAGATCCAGCACGAGACCGTGGGCGTCTCGTACACGAAGCTCGCGGCGACGCAGGTGAAGGCCGGCATCAACAACGCGGAGCGGAACACCATCCTCAACGAGCTTGACTGGCAGGTCGAGCAGATGCTGAAGCAGATGGTGCGGGACATCGAGTTCAGCTTCATTCAGGGCACCTATCTGAAGCCCGCGGACAACACGACCGCGCGCAGGACCCGCGGCCTGCTCCAGGCCATCACTACGAACGTCATCGCGAACGCCCCGGCGGGTGCGCTGACGGAGGACATGGTCCTGGACCTGCTCCAGATGGCGTGGGACAACGGCGGCATCCAGGAGCAGGAAACCGCCACGTTGCTGACGAACAGCACGCAGAAGCGGAACCTCACGAGGATCTTCGTGACGGACAAGAACTACCAGGAGCAGTCCCGCACGGTGGGTGGTGTCCGGGTCCAGACGATCGAGACGGACTTCGGCACGCTCAACATCATGCTGGACCGGCACATGCCGGCCGATCAGATCGCGGTCGTCTCGCTGGACCAGTGCATGCCCGTGTACCAGGAGATCCCGGGCAAGGGCCATTTCTTCGCTGAGCCGCTCGCGCGGACGGGCGCGAAGGACCGTACGCAGCTGTACGGCGAGGTGGGCCTGAAGTACGGCAACGAGCGCACCCACGGCAAGATCACCGGCCTGCTGGCCGCCTGACGGGAGTGATGAGCATGGCTGTGCTGAAGTGCGAGCAGTACCCGCAGCTGCAGGTGCATACCCCGGCCGGGAGGGTCCAGTTCACGGACGGCCTCGCCGAGGCGACCGACGAGCAGATCAAGGCTCTGGAGGGCCTGGCCCGGAAGTTTGGCATCGAGCTGGTGGACGTGCCGGACGAGGAATCACCGGGTGGCGGCGACGGGCCGGAGGAGATCAAGCCTCCGGCCCGTTCCGCGTCCAAGGCCGACTGGGTCGCCTACGCCGACAAGCAGGACGAGGCGGTTGACCACAGCTCCATGACCAAGGAGCGGCTGATCGAGCAGTACGGCGCAGCGGAGTAGGGGGGTGCCCGGTGGCCAGGATCTACGCCACGTCGGCGGACTACCAGGCGTACACCGGGCAGACCGCGCCGACGGACATCGTGGCTCGGCTCGGCCGGGCGAGCCGATTCCTCGATGCCGAGGTGTTTCGGCTGTGCTGGTACGAGGTGCACGAGGACGGCCACCCGTCGAACACGATCGTGAAGGCCGCTTTCGCCGATGCGGTCTGCGCTCAGGTGCAGTGGTGGGCGGAGACCGGCGACGAGCTGGGCACGGCGGGGCAGTGGAGCAGCGTGAGTATCGGCTCCGTCAGCCTCTCGCGGTCCGGCTCGTCATCCGGAAGTTCCGCCCCGGTCGGCGGCCGTACGGTCGCTGACGCGGCACTGGAGGCACTCCGTACGCCAGACCTCACGCCGGACATCTTCCGTCTCGGCCTGGTGGTCGCATGGTGATCCCCGGCTACCTCCTGCGGCACGAGGTGGTCGTGGAGCCATACGAGGGCGACTCCGCTTACGGGCCGGTCTACGCCGCCCCCGTCACGGTGCGGTGCTTCCTCGAGGAGAAGAACCGCCTCGTACGCGACAAGGACGGTCGCGAGGTCACCTCGTCGTCAACGTTCCGCTGCCGACTCGGCGCCGTGGACGCGCCGCCGGACTCCCGTGTGACGCTTCCCGGCGGGCGCCAGACCACGGTCATCTCCCAGGCCCGGCACGACGGCGGCGGACTGCCCACGCCCGACCACCTGGAGGTGAGCCTCGTATGACGCAGTACACGCGGTTCCGCTTCGACGGGCGTCGCCAATGGACCTCGCGAGGTCGGCGCCTCGCCTCAGACGGGCTGCGCCGCGGCCTGGAGCATGTCCTCGCGGAGTCCCGCAAGATCGTGCCGCTCGATGAGGGGACCTTGGAGCGGTCAGGGCGGGTCGACGTGGACGGCCTGAACGGGGCCGTGTCGTACGACACCGTGTACGCGCGCAGGCAGCACGAGGAACTGACCTGGAAGCACCTCCCGGGCCGGAGCGCGAAGTACCTGGAGATCCCGATGAACTCGGAGCGGGACGTCGTGCTGAAGCTGATGGCCGTGCCGTTGCGGAGATGGCTGCGTGGCTGACCTCTTGGACGGGCTGGCCCGTCACCTCCAGGAGCGGGGCCTCGTCACGTACAAGGCGGCCGGTGCGGGCGGCGACTGCTTCGTGGAGTCCATGCCGTCGAGCCCGGACGTGGTGGTCGTCCTCACCCTGTACGGCGGTCCGGAGCCGGACTCGAAACTCGGCTACGACGAACCGTCACTTCAGGTCCGCGTGCGCGGCACAAAGGACCCGCGTGTCTCCCGGAACCGCTGTAAGGCGATCTACGACGAGCTTGAAGGCCTATGTGACACAACACTGCCCGATGGCACCGTGCTGATCTCCTGCTTCGCGAACCAGCCCGGCCCCGCCTCGATCGGCATCGACCAGCTCGGCAGGCACGAGCACGTCACGAACTACCGGCTCGAAGTGCGCTCGGTGACCAAGCACCGCGTCTGAGCCCATCCCCCATTTTCCTGTAGCCCGAGCGGTATCGCTGCGGGCATTTCGTCATGCCCGGAGGAACAGCCATGCCGAAGTACAACGCCCGCGACGTCGAGTTCCAGGTGCAGGACCCAGACACACCGGGAACCTGGGTCGCGATCGGCGGCCTCAACACCTTCTCGAAAAGCCACGAGGAGGAGACGACCGACACCACCACCTACGCCAGCAAGGGCCAGGCCGAGTCACAGAAGATGCAGATCGGCAAGCAGCTGACCATCGAAGGCTTCCACATCAGAAACCCTGCGGATCCTGGTCAGGAGCTGGTCCGTGAGCTGTCGGAACTGCTGGGCGAGGACGGCCTCGGCGGGTTCCGGTTCGCGCACAAGAACGACACCTCGTGGGAGCAGTGGACTGCCCACGTGACCCTGGGTGACCAGGGCGGCGGCAACAACGACAAGGTGTCCTGGTCGGCGACGTTCACCCGCTCCGGCGCCTCGACGACGGCGGGGAAGGCATGACGGCCCGTAAGGCACCCGCGCCCGGATCGTACGAGGCATTCCTGGCCGAGGCGTTCGGTGGCGGCACCGAGACCATTCGCGGCGTCGAGGTCCGCATCCCCACGGACGTGCCGCTCGCCATGGAGCAGCGTCTCAACGACCTGCGCGAGTCGGAGTCCGAGGACGACCTTCACGAGCTGGTCGCCCTGCTGTTCGGTGACGATGTCTTCGGCCGGTGGATCGAGAACGGTATGGGCGCGATGGAGTTCAAAACCGTCCTGGCCTGGGGCATGGCGCACTCAGCTGGCGCGGGCGTCTCCTTCATGGAGGCGTTCGAGATGGTGCGCGCCGAGGAGGCAGGCGAGGGAAAAGCCCCGTCGAGGCCGAATCGGCAGGCCCGCCGAGCCGCGTCGAAGTCGCGGTCCACGAGTACTGGTGGGCGATCCGCGCGGACTTCCGCCGCGAGTACGGCATCACGTCGCAAGAGCTCGCGTGCATAGGGCGCCGTGAGTTCTGGGCTCTCCTGACGGGCCTGTCGCCAGAGGCCACGTTCCGCCGCGTGGCAGGCGACGAGCTGAGCATCATCGACAACCCCGAGCAGATCCGAGCCGCCTTGCACTCCTGATCCAGCACAACTGAACAGCGGTACAGCGGTAGGGGGTGCTTCAGGTGGCCCTCAACATCGGCGAACTCGTCGGTCTCGTCCGCGCGGACGACTCCGGCATGCAGCGCGGACTGTCCGATGCCGAGCTGCGGATGCGCGGCTTTCAGCGCGACACCGAAGGGCGCCTCCGCCGTCTCGACGGCCGCTTCGCCACCACAGGCGAGCAGATCGCACTGGGCCTGCGTCAGGGCACCGACGCAGGCGAGCGGTTCAGCTTCTCGCTGGGCCGGATCGCGGGCGCAGCGGGTGGTCTCCTCGGAGTCGCGGGTTCGGTAGGCCGCATCGCTGCGATGCTCGGCGCCGCGGCACCTGCCGCCGCCGGGCTGGTCGCGACGTTGGCGAACATCGCCCCGGCGGGCGCCGTCGGCGTCACCGCGATGCTGGCGCTGAAGCAGGCCACCTTCGCCGTGAAGCTCGGCACGCAGGGCATGGGCGACGCCCTCAAGGCCGCCCTGGACCCCTCCAAAGCTGAGGAGTTCAACGAGGCCCTCAAGAAGCTCTCGCCCGAGGCGCAGACGTTCGCCCTCGCCGTACGGGACTTGGGACCTGCGTGGAAGCAACTCCAGCAGGAGGTCCAGGACGAGCTTTTCCGCGGCCTGGGGGAGAACCTCACACGAACCGCGGAGTCCGTACTGCCGGTACTGCGGCGGGAGCTGTTCAACACCGCCACCGCGCTGGGTGACATGGCGGCCGGCGCGATGGGCGCGGCGAGCGAACTGGCGGAGAACGGCACGCTCGGCCGGGCGATGGGCTCCGCCTCCAAGGGGCTGAGTAACCTCTCCGGCCTGCCCGAGGTCGTGGTCACGGCGCTGGGGCAGATCGCCGCGGCGGCCGGGCCGAGTTTTGAGCGGCTGAGTGGGATGGCTGCGGATGCAGGGTTCCGGATCGGCGAGAAGCTTTCCGGCGCGTTCGAGTCGGGCCGGATGCAGGAGGCCATCGAGACCGCGATCGACCTGGTCGGGGAACTGGCCGAGGTCGGCGCCAATATCGGCTCGATCCTGGGCTCGGTCTTCAAGGCGGCTGACGTCTCCGGTGGGGGCCTGATCGGCACCCTCCAGGAGGTCACCGGGGCCCTTGCGGACGCGTTCGCGTCGCCTGCCGTGCAGGACGGCCTGACGTCGCTGTTTCAGACCATGGCGACGCTGGCGCAGACGGCGGCGCCGCTGCTCGGCCACGCCCTCGCCGCGATCGCCCCGGTTCTGACGGCGCTGGGGCCGCCGGTCCAGCGCTTGATCGAGGATCTTGGTGCAGCCCTCGGGCCTGTGATCGAGGAACTGTCGCCGATCCTCGGGGCGGCAGCGGCGGCAGTCGGCGTACTGATCGACGCCGCGCGCCCCTTCCTGCCCGTCCTCTCGGATCTCCTCGTTATCGCCCTCCGGCCACTCACCCCAATCCTGATCAAACTGGGCGAAATCTTCAACGAGTTGGCGCCCGTCTTTGCTGGTCTGGCCGCGACTGCGGATGCCACCCTCGCGCCCGTCCTGGAAGGGCTCGGCGAGATCGCGGTCCAGCTCGTCACCCAATTCGGGGACCAGCTCCTCGCACTGCTACCGCAAGTAGCGGCAGCCGCCATGGCACTGACACCGTTCATGATCCAACTCGGCCAGTCTCTCGGCGAGATCCTCATGGAGCTCGCCCCGCTGCTCCCTCAGCTGATGAGCCTCGGGCTCGCCTTCCTGAGTCAGATCCTGCCGCCCCTCGTGGCCGTCCTGCCGCCCCTGGTACAGCTCGCCTCGATTCTCCTGCGGCTCGCGACCGGGGTGATCACGACCGTCGTCATTCCCGCGCTGCGGATCGTCGCCGCGCTGCTGTCCGGTGACTTCTCCGACGCCTGGTATCTGGCGAAGCAGGCCGTCACGAACGCAGTTGGGCTGATCAAGAATGGGGCGGTACGGCTCGGTGTGGTGGTTGCTCAGGGTGTCGCTACGGCGGTCGGCTACCTGCGCGGGATGCCCGGCCTTGCCAACTCGGCGTTGTCTGCCCTCCCGGGGTACCTGCGCTCACGCGCCAGCGAAGCGGGGCGCCAACTCGTTTCCGCGATCCGGCAGAAGGGCTCCGAAGCGATCGCATTGGTCCGGAGTCTGCCCGGTCGGGCGAGGTCCGCGCTCGGCAGCCTCGGCGGCATCCTGGCGTCCGCGGGCCGGTCGCTGATTCAGGGCTTCATCAACGGCATCAAGGACAAGATCCCCTCCGTGCGGAGCGTGCTCGGTGGGATTACGTCCAGCCTGCCGGACTTGAAGGGTCCCGAGGACGTCGATAAGCGGATCCTGCGGCCCGCGGGCCGCCTGGTCATCGGCGGTTTCATGTCCGGTATCGCGGACCAGACCCCGGCGCTGCGCGCGCAGTTGCAGGGCCTGACCGGTGAGGTGCCCGGCATGGCGTTGGGCGGGCTCGGCGGCGCTCCGGCTGCGGTTGCTGGCGGCGGCGTCACGGTCGTACGGATCGAGCTCGACGGCCCGGAGGCGGTCAAGCGCCTCATTCGGAAGATCGTGAAGGACGACGGCGGCGGCTCTGTCCAAGCCGCGTTCGGGGACAGGAGGGTCGCGTGAAGGTCAACGTGCGCGGGGAGCTTCTGATCGGCGGCGTGTGGACGGACGTCACTGGAGACATCCTCAAGCGGCAGCTGCTCAAGCACACGCGCGGGCGCCCGGACCAGGGCGCCCGTACGGATCCGTCCACGGCCGGGCCGTTGTTCAACAACACGAACGGGCAGTTCAGCCCGGACAACCCGCTCTCCCCGTACTACGGCCAGTTCGGCCGCAACACCAATTTCCGCGTCACCGTCGCCGTAGGCAGCCCAGCCCTTGAACTGCCGGGCAGATCGACCGACTTCGCGTCCACTCCCGACACCGCCGTTCTGGACATCACCGCCGATCTCGACATCAGGATCGACGCCACGCTCACCCCCTGGACCGGGCGGTCCACCATGCGTGAGGTAGCGGGCAAATACGAGAGCACCACGAACCAGCGCTCGTGGCTGCTCCTGGTGAACACTGACGACCGCCTCGTGTTCCGCTGGAGCACTGACGGGGTCGACGTCCTTGCGCGCCAGTCGACCCAGCCCGCCCCCGTGCCCGCCTCCCGCCGTCTCGCCGTCCGCGCAACGCTGGACATCAACAACGGCGCCGGAGGGCACGAGGTGCGGTTCTACACCGCCCCGACCATGGCCGGGCCCTGGACGCAGCTCGGCGACCTCGTGACCCGGCCTGGCGTCACGTCCGTCTTCAACAGCACGGCTCCTGTCGTCGTGGGCAACATCAGCACGCTCGGATTCGAGGGCCCCGTGGGCCGCGTGCACGCCCTCGAACTGCGGACCGGAATCGACGGCACCGTTGTGGCCCGTCCGGATTTCACCGCGCAGACCATCGGGGCGGCCAGCTTCGTCGACTCCGTCGGCCGCACCTGGACCATGAACGGCGGCGCGGCGATCAGCAACCGCCGAACGAGGCTGTCGCACGAGGTCGCCGAGTACCCGACCCGCTGGCACTCCTCCGGCAAGCACGTGTGGGTGGAGGCGCAGACCGCGGGCATCCTTCGGCGCATCGGCCGCAACAACCAGGCTCTGGAGTCCACCCTCCGCCGCCGCATCCCCAGCTTCAATCCGCTGGCGTACTGGCCGATGGAGGACGGCGAATCGGCCGTCCAGGCGTACTCGCCCATCGCTGGTGTGGCCCCGCTGAAGCTGACGCGGGCGAACTGGGCCCAGGTGGACAGCCTGCCCTCATCCGATGCCCTGCCCGCGCTCGCCTCCAGCGGCAGCAACCTGCCCATGATGAACGGGAAGATCCCCGCCGCGGCCGGCACGCTCACCGGCTGGCGGGTCGAGTACGTCTACCGGCTCGACACCCCGCCCTCGGCCCTGCGCACGTTCATGCGCATCATCTCCACCGGGACCGTCGCGGAGTGGTACATCCAGCAGGCCGATGGATCCATCGGCAGCCGCATCCTCGGCCGGGACAACGACGGAAACACCGTGATCGACCAGGGCCTCGCCACCGGCAACGACCTGTTCGGGCAGTGGGTGCGGACCGAGTTCAAGATGACCCAGAACGGCGGCAACGTCGAATGGCGCATCGACTGGATCGACGTCGGAGGCGAGGCCGGAGGCCGCGGCGGCACCTACGCGGGCCGCATCGGCCGCCCCACCGCCGTCGCCTCACCCTCGGACGGCTACAGCCCGCTCCTGGACGGAATGGCACTCGGCCACATCAGCGCCTGGCCCACGACGCTCACGGACGCCTACGAGGGCGCGATCGACGCCTGGACCGGCGAGACCGCCGGCGCCCGCATGCGGCGTCTCGCCGGCGAGGAGAACCTCCCCGTCTTCATCACGGGGAACGTCGCCGAGCAGACCCGGGTGGGGGCGCAGCGCCCGGACGCGATTCTGAGCCTGCTGGAGGAAGCGGCGGACGCCGACGGCGGGATCTTGTACGAGGACCGGGAACGGGCAGCCCTGCGCTACCGGGACCGGGCGTCGATGTACAACCAGGCACCCGCCCTCACGCTGGACTACGAGGCACCGGGCCTTGCGACACCGCTGGAGCCCACCGGGGACGACGACGCCACGGCCAACGACGTCGAGGTACAGCGCACCAACGGGTCCCGCGGTCGCGCGGTCCTCGAGGAGGGACCGCTCTCCATCCAGGCCCCGCCGAACGGTGTGGGCCGATATCCCAAGCCGTTCCAGCGGAGCCTGCACTCCGACGCCCAGGCGGAGCCGATCGCGTACTGGCTGATGCACCTGGGCACCTACGAGGGGCGCCGGTATCCACAGGTACGCGTGATGGTCCACAAGGCAGGTCCCGCGCTCCTGGAGCAGATCCTCGCGGTCGACGTCGGCGACAAGATCGTCATCAAGAACCCGCCGTTCTGGCTGGCCCCAGGCGACATCGAGTTGATCGTCCAGGGCTACGAGGAAACCTTCGACGAGCACGCCTGGGACATCATCTTCAACTGCTCGCCCGGCGCCCCGTGGACGGTGGGCGTGTACGACAGGGACCATCGAGACACGGCTGGCAGCCAGCTGGTGGGCGCCGTGGGCGCAGACGACAAGACGATCAGCGTCCTCACCACCAAGGGGCCGCGGTGGACCTGGGCCAACCCGCCGCTCAACAGCAACCCGGACTTCGAGACGGGCCTGGACGGTTGGGGTGCGCTCGGCGGCATCATCGACCGCGTTCCCGCCCCGCAGCCCGCTCCCTTCAACGGGGAATGGTCGCTGAAGTTCACCCCGGACGGCGTCGCCCAGTTCCCCAACGGCGGCACCACGCAGATGGCCGTGACGGTCGGGCAGCAGTACGTCGCCTCCGGCTGGCTCCGCTGCGCCGTCACCAGGGGAGTAGCGCTGAACGTCAACTGGTTCGGACCCGGTGGCACGTACCTGGACACCAGCCCCAATGACCAGCCCGTGACCGCCGGGGTGTGGCGGTGGTTCGAGAAGACCGTGACCGCCCCGGCCGGATCCGTCACGGCAAACGTGGCCGCGACGGTGGCGAATTTCCCGCCGGCCACAGACGTGCTGTGGGCCCACCAGGTCACCCTGCGTCCGGCTGGGGGCAGCCCCGCGGACTTCCCCTTCCGTATCCAGGCGGGCGGGGAGGAGATTGCCGTAACGAGCGTCATTCCGGCCGTGCGGGACACCTTCACCCGCAACACCGCCGGAGGATGGGGCACCTCCGACACCGGCCAGGCGTGGGCGTCGACTGGCGGCGCCCCGGGCGACCACTACACCCAGGGCAGCGAGGCCGCGCACCTGCTGACGGGCGTGGACGTCCCGCGCCTGGACCTGATGACCGTGGGCAGTGCGGACATCGATGTCCAGGTCGATGTGGCCACCGGCGCGCTCGCTGCCGGCGGCCCGCAGCTGGTGGCGCTGGTCGGCCGGGCTATCGACGGCGACAACTTGTACATGGCCCAGCTGGCCGTCAGCACGTCGGGATCCATCGTTCTCAGTATCCGTAAGCGCGTGGCTGGTACCGAATCCCAGCTCGCTGCCTTCACTACCGGGCTGGCGCATGCCGTGTTCGCCTTCTACCGCGTTCGGCTCCAGATCGTCGGCACGCGGGTGCAGGCGCGGGTCTGGATGGCCTCCGGCGCGGAGCCGCCGGTGTGGCAGGTGAGCGCCACGGACGACAGCCTCAACAGCGGGTTGCTGGCCGGGTGCCGCAGCGTGCGGCAGACCGCGAACACGAACGCGAATCTGCTCGTCTCGTACGACAACTTCCAGGTCTTGAATCCGCAGCGGTTCACGGGCAAGCGCTCTGCCAACGGCATCGTCAAGCCACACCCCCCCGGTACCGGTGTGCGGCTGGCCCAGCCCACCGTCCGCGCTCTGTAAGGAGGAGTTCTATGCCGGACCTGCTCGCTGGCACGATCGTGAGAGGGCTGGACACGCCGCAGACGGTGTATCTCCAGGACACCACCCCGAACTTGGCCGTCGCCAATACCGACTACCAGCCCGGGATCCCAGAGGTCGGTGTCACCTTCACCGCGCCCACCACGGGCAGGGTGAAGATCTCCGTTGGTGCCAGCATGCGCAACGACGCCGCGAACACGGACAGGGTCGCCGTGACGGTGCAGGTGTTCCAGACGAACGCTGGTGGCATCGAGGTCCTGGCGCCCACCGTGTTCCGCGGCGTCTGTACGGACGGCATCGCGTCCCCCAGCAACTACTGCACCACCGGGCACACCAGCCTGCTCACTGACTTGACGCCTGGTCAGCAGTACTACGCGAGATGCATGCAGATCAAGTTCGGTACCGCTGGGACCACGCCCGACATCGCTATGCGGGACATCCTCGTCGAGCCCGCCACCTGATCGAACCGTCTCTTCCCCGCCCCGAGCCGTCCCGGCCGGGGCTTTCTTCATGCCCTGGAGGGCCTATGCAGCTCGTGACCCGTAAGACCTTGGGCTGGCCCGCGTCGGCCGCGCCCAGCCAGCCCACGGCGAAGGGTGTGAAGGTTCACTACACCGGTGGCGCAGTCTCGACGAAGCTCCTGAAGGACCACAGCCTGTGCCTGGACTTGTGGCGGGACATCCGGGCCGCCCACCTCGCCAACGTAGCGGAGAACTACTCGGACGTGGCGTACAACTACGCGGCCTGCGCCCACGGATACCTCATCGAGGGCCGCGGCCTCGGCCGCCGGACCGGCGCCAACGGCAGCCAGACCCTCAACCGCGCCCACTACGCAATCCTCGGACTGGTCGGCTCCTCCGGCCTCACCCAGCCCACAGACGAGATGCTCGGCGCGATCCGCGACGGCATCGAGCTGCTCCGCAAGAACGGCGCCGGGACCGAGATCAAGGGTCACCGCGACGGCTACGCGAGCAGCTGCCCCGGTGGGCCGCTGTACGCGTGGGTGCAGCGAGGGGCGCCCCGGCCGAGGGGCGGCGAGTCGGAAGCGCCGGCGCGGCCGAGCGTGTCCCTCTCGAAGCTCCTCGCCGCGGTGCGGACCGACCCCCCAAAGTCGGGGACCCCCGTGTCGTACACAGGCGTGAAAGTCGTGGAAGCGGCCCTCGTGGCGGAAGGCCTCCTCGCGAAGAGCCTCGCCGATGGGCACTGGGGCACGGCCACCACGCCCGCGTACGCCGGATGGCAGCGCCGCTGCGGCTTCACCGGCAAGGACGCCGACGGCAAGCCCGGCAAGACCTCACTCACCAAGCTCGGCGCTCGCCGCGGCTTCGACGTCAAGGAGTAACTCATGGCTGCATCTGTAGAGAAGAAGGTCACCGCGGCGACTGCGGGCACGTACGTGGGGAGTACCGCACTGCTCGCCGGGCTGGAGGCCGTCCAGGACCATGCCGAGCTGGTCAGCTGGATGCCCTCGGCGCTGGCGCCGTTCGTCCTCGCGCTTGTCCCGGCGGCGATCACGTTCGTTTCTGGGTGGAAGGCGAAGCACACGCCGCGCGGGGTGATCGAGTGACGCCCCCGGAGTCGCGCGACGTCGCTCTCGAACTCGCCGAGCTTCGGAGGACGATGGAGGTCGGGTTCACCGAGCAGCGCGGGCAGTTGGCGCTTCTGGTGCAGCGTGGCGATCAGACGGACAAGAAACTCGACGAGCACGAGGCCCGTATCGACGCTCTGGAGCGCGCCCGGTGGCCGCTGCCGTCCCTGGCCGCCTTGACGTCGCTCAGCGCTCTCGGAGTGGCCCTGTGGCAAGCCCTCGGCGGCCGATGAAACGTTGCCCCCTCTCGCCTTCGGGCGGGAGGGGGCCGTTTCGTCGTGTCCGCGGTCAGCGCAACGCGTCAATCGCCTTCACGATCAGGGCGCGCGCATCGGCCCCATACACCGCCATGCTGCGCAGTTGCTCGAACGCCTGCACGTACAGGGCGATCTCGGATGGCTGTGTGACCTGCACACGGGCAGACAGCAGCTCCACCGACACGAGGGTGTCGTCGTACACGTGGAACAGCTCCTGCGGCCACACAGGGCGCTCCCGGGTCGCGCTGGGGATGATGCCCAGCGATACCTGGGGCAGCGCCCCAGCGGTCAGCAGGTAGCCGAGCTGCGCGGCCATCGCGTCCTCGTCGCCCAACTGGTAGGAGAGCACGGCCTCTTCGATAACAACGACGAAGCGGTGCCCGGGTTCATGGATGATCCGGGAACGCTCCAGCCGGGCGGCGACGGCCTGGGCGACGTCGTTGGGGATGTCGCGGAACTCGGCGATGGAGGAGAGCAGGCCCGTCGCGTAACCCTCGGTCTGGAGCAGACCCGGAACGAGGGTGGGCGAGTAGACGCGGAAGAGCTGCGTGGACTGGAACAGGGGCACGTAGCTGTTTTGCAGCTGCTTGAGCCCTGTACGGACCTTGCGCCTCCATTCCACGTACATGGATTCGGCGTTGCGGGACTGCGCGATGATGTCCTCGGCCTGGTCAGCCACACCACACGCCTGGCACCAGCGGCGGATGTCGTCGGCTGATGGGGGCGTGCGGGCGCCCTCGATCCGGTACGTCTTCGGATGGCTCCAGCCGCAGCGCGCGGCCAGCTCAGGCCCCGTGACCCCGGCGTCGGCGCGGAGTTCCTTCAGCCGCCCGGCGACTGCCTCGCGGGCGGCCTGCGCCGAGGAGGATGGAGAGATGGACATGAGCTGACCGGAGCACCTTCCGCGCTAGCTGATCTTGTAGTTCTCGTGCGGGACCGCACGCTCCCACACCGCTTCGAAAGCGTCGGCGCACAGCTTCACCGCGGCCGGATCCTCGCTGATCTCACCGCCTGCGGAGGCGCCCTCACCAGTGAAGTGGTTCCACCGGATCAGGCGGCCGTCGATCAGCCAGAAGTCGTTGCCTGGCAGCGCGATGTCCGAGGCACGCCTCCGCGGCAGCCAGCGCACCAGTTCGCCGGCGGCGACGTTGGTGAACGTGCCGTCGTACAGGAACCGGGTGTACTCGCTGACGGGCTCGGACACGATGCGGGCACGGCGCACGACCACCCCGCGGCCCACGGTCTCTTGGATCAAGTCAAGCCACGGACGCCACCATGAGGCCCGGTCGTCGGGGTCGTGACGGAAGCCGGCGCGCCACTGGGCGAACGGCCCTTTCTCGTAGTCGACGGCGTAGGAGTCGCGCATCTCCAGATGGACGGCCGAGTGCTGCGCTGACCCCAGCAGCTCAGGCCATGTCGGAACGCTCGACGGCATCGCACGCCTCCCTGATCGTGGCCACCATCCTGGCCGGAATGCGGATCACTGCCTCGTGGTCCGGGATCCCCTTGGCGTGGCCGGGAACCTCGAACGCGGCACATTCCGCTTCGAGTTCGGGGCCCGGCTTCCAGCCCTGGAACACGAGTTCATTCTTCTCCTGGTCGACCCACACGGTGGGGCTTTCACCGTCGCCGGTGTTGGGGTCGATCCCGATGAACTGTAGGGCCATGACTGCCTCCGCAACTTGTCGTGTTCAGCGATGTACACCACCGTCATTGGTGGGAGTTGGCTGGTCAAGGGCACAAACAAGTCGCGTGTACATAGGTGCACATTCCTGGAGAGTGTGCACGCTGCGCTCATAGCGTCGGGGGTTAAAGCAATACCCCGGCGAGGCGGCCGGCCTCCCGGGGTGTGGCCGACGACTGAGGAGCGCCGACACCATGCAAGCTACAACCCCGACCGGGGAGCGCGAGCACCGCGCCAAGATGACTATCCGGGTCTACACGGTCAGCAGTGCCGGCGTCGCGAGCGAGGCCCGCGCCACCGTGTCTGTCCCATACGGCCCCGAGCCGTTGCCGCCGATCGGCTCGAACGGCTACCCCGCGTGTGCCTGCCCCCAGCACCGCAAGGCGGGGGCTGTCCGATGAAGGCACCCCGCCGCTTCACCGTGGAGCACGACCAGGGTCAGGCGGACCCGCCGGACCTGGAGACGATGCGCGCCGTCGTGGACCGTCTGCTCGATCCGGACGCCACCCCCGAGACGCTGCCCCCGGCCGCTGACGAGCTGGAGATGCTCACTCTCCAGCTGCGCACACACCTGCAAGTGCTCATGCCCGAAGTCGAACGGGTTGCCCTGGGCCTCTCGAAGGAGAGCATTCCGCGGTACTGCGCTCTGGCCTGTCTCGGCGAGGCGCGGATGAAGCTGGGCATTGAGCCGCGCCCCGGACCGTCGGCGAGCATCGCCCACGCCCGGCGTCTCGCGCGCGTTCTCAATGCCCTGTGCGACCACTACGCGAACCTGACCGGCGAGCACATATGAGGCAGATCGTCGCGCTTTTCGCGTACGCGGCGGCAGTGTCCGCTCCCGTCCTCGCCCTGGCGGGGCCGCGCCGCACCCCGTGTCCCCTCTGAGCTCCGGAGGAACCATGTACGACCTGATCGCAAGCCCGTTCCTGACTGACTTCCTACTCGTACGCCCCAGCCACTCCTCCGGGGTCAAGATCCCGCTAACGCGGTACCTGGAGGTGAAGCAGAGCGCGGACAACGGCGACGCCCCGCCGGCATGGCTGGTCGAGGCCGCTCGCCGCCGGTGGGGGCTCGACCTCGCCCACCGGCCCGCGGGCGAGGCAATCCTTGTGCGCGCGCCTTCCCCCTACGGCTACGCTCGCGCCTCGTACGAGATCAACAAGGGCTGTGACTACGACTGCCCACACTGCTATCTCGGACAGAAGAAGTTCGAAGGGCTCAGCTGGGAGCACAAGGCGCGGTTACTGGAGATCATGCGCGATGCCGGCGTGCTCTGGCTTCAGATCACTGGCGGCGAGCCTCTGATCGATCGGCACTTCCCGGCCGTCTACGCCCGCGCGCATGAACTCGGAATGATGGTCGCGATCTCGTCGAACGGCTCGCAGCTCGCCAAGCCGCTCATCCTCGATTGCCTCACGCAACGGCGCCCCTACAGGATCACGCTCAGCGTCTACGGCGCCACCGCCGAGACGTACGACGGATTCACCCGCAACCGAGGAGCCTTCGACCGCTTCACGCGCGGACTCTTCGCCGCACGTGAGGCCGAACTGCCCGTACGCCTGAACCTGATCATCTCGTCGACCAACGCGCACGAGGTCGACGACATGCGCGCCCTAGCAGACCGGTACGGCTTCCCGCACCAGACCTACACCAACATCTCGCCCACCATCGACGGGAGCGGCGAACCGCTGCCCACGCAGGCCGAGGACTTCCTACGCCAACGGAAGCCCTTCACTGGCTGCAACGCCGGACACACGTTCTTCCACGCCGACCCGTTCGGCGTCGCCTCGATATGCAAGGTCGGACGAGAGCCCAACATCCGGCTCATCGAGGAAGGCGTCGAGGGACTGCGCCGACTCGGCGACATCGCCGATTCTCTGATGCTTCGCACCGGTGGTTGCTCCGGCTGTCAGCTATCCGGCACCTGCTGGACATGCCGACCGCTGGCCAAGCTCTACCAGGAGGCGAAGGCACCACTAAACACCTACTGCCAGCACGGAGGGAGGTAACGCCATGGCACCACCCACCGCCACCGTCAGCAAGCCGGTACCGGTCGCCATCACCACGCGCCCGCTCGCCGAGGACGAGGTCGAGCTCGTTGACGACCTTGACACCCTTGTCGAGACGGTCATGTGTTCATGCAGCGCCGGCGACGACCAGCCGTACTAGCACCTGCACCACGGGCCGCCTCGATCCGCGTAGGGTCGGGGCGGCCCCGCCATTCAGCCGAGGAACCGAACATGCCCATGCCCCGCATCGATTGGCACGACCTACCGGCCAGCACGCGCGCCGCAGTCGAGCAGCACACCGGCGCCGTACTGGAAGCGTCGACAGCCAGGGCCGGAATGAACAGCGGGATCGCCGCCACGCTCCACACCACCGATGCGACGCTGTTCGTCAAAGGCATCCCCACCGACCACGCCCAAGCTCGCCACCAAGAGCTAGAGGCCGCCATCAACCCCCATTTGCCCAACGCCTCGCCCCGGCTACTCTGGCGCGTCCAGACAGGCGGATGGGACCTCCTCGGGTACGAACGCATCGAGGGACGCCACGCCGACTACACCCCTGGGTCGCTCGACCTCCCTCTCGTGGCTGACGCCCTGGTGGAACTTCAGCAGACACCATGCCCCGACCTCCCCATCAAGAAGGCTGAACAACGGTGGTCCAGCTACGCGGGCCCGGCTGGCGTCGAGCAGCTGGCCGGCGACACGCTGCTGCACACCGATTTCGCCTGGGACAACATCCTGATCACGGACCGGGCCCACATCATCGATTGGGCCTGGCCCACACTCGGCGCTGCGTGGATCGACCCGGCCGTGTTCATCCTGCGACTCATGGACGCCGGCCACACTGCACCCGACGCCGACGCTTGCGCCCGGCAGATTCCCTCGTGGCGAACTGCCCGGCGCGACGCCGTCACGGCATTCTCTGAGGCGAACGCGCGTCTGTGGGACGAGATCGCCAACGAGGACCCGCAGACATGGAAAAAGGGCATGGCGCGGCACGCCCATGACTGGGTGACGTACTGGCGGGCGCGACCCGTGTAGGCGAGGGCTCACGCCCTCTTTCCCTGATCGGCCGCGCCGCCCCTGATCCCCCGCGGGTGCGGCGCGGCTCTCCCATTGCTCAGGTGGCGTCGGCTTCTGCCCGCTGAGCTTCTCGCCACTTCATGCCGAGTTGGAAAAGGCTCGTCGCGTCGAAGTCCCGCTTGAGCTCGGCAAGGGCTTTGTCGATCCCGGACTTGCTCAGCCCGACGCGCGGGCCGATCACCTTCTGTGCGTGGCCCTCGCCCAGGAGCTGGAGGATCATGCGCTTGGTTTCCGTGTTCGCTGCGGCCACGCCCGGTGTCTGCGCCGAGGGATCCCACACCTCACCCAATGGCCAGAAGGCATCGAAAATCGACCGAATCCACGCCACGATGACAGGGTCGGTCGTGTGCACCGCGCCGTGCGCGGGTGCCCCAGGCAACTGGATGGCGAAGAAGGCATCCCGGCTGTCGACGAGGACCATGCGCGGGAAGTCCCTGCCCAACGTGCGTACTTGGGCTCCCAATCCCGTGGTGGTCTTGACGTAGCGCTGCACGTGGCCGCTCGATCTACTGCTCGGGTGGTAGAGCGTGCGCATGGCCACGCCGCGCTGTAAGACGGCGGTATCTCGGGCGCCGGCGACAGACATCGCTGTACGAGTCCGACTGCCGGGCTGCGCTGTGATGACCTCTTCGCGAGCGCCCTCGAAGGCTCGCCCGATCGCCGCGTTCACTTCTTCCCGGTTCTCGATGATCCGGGTCCGCGTGCTGGTGTAGTAGCCACCGGCAGCGAACACCTCGTTGGCTTTGGCCATGACGGTTGGGAGCGCTCCCATCCTGGCTAAGGAGTGCCGCATGCGCTGAAGCTCAGCGGCGAGCAGGTCCGACTCCGCATCCCACGGCGCGACGGCCATAAAGGCGCCGGGATCGAGGTATCCGCGGCGTACGAGCCCGTAGTGCTTGAGCTCGGCCAGTTCTGGACTATCGGCGTCCACATCACGCTCCCCTTCTGAGAGACGCGCGTAGAGCTTGAGCGCCGCATCGGACAGTGGCCGAGCATCCCACGCCTCCACTGTGGATGATTCACACACTTTTCCCCCCATTCCTCCGATAGGCATATGCCTCTGATGCAAATGCCTACCGGGACCCCCCTTGATCACACACATTGCACAGGGAAGCTTATGTTCCACAGCCAAACCGGATCGGCGTTCGACCGAGCGGCCACACCTGGGAGGAATCTCACGATGAAGAAGTTCGGCCTGCGCAAGGTCATTGCACCCCTGATCATCGCCGTTCCCATCGCCGTGCTGCCGTCGATGGCGGTTGCCGACGACACGGACACCACCCCCTCCGACTCCCACTGGACCGCGCCGGCCTCCGAGGAAGCCACAGAGGCCCCCAGCGGTGCCGATGCGCCGCTGGGTGACTCGCACTGGTGA